TGATGGTTGGGGATACGATTATAGGGGTCTTGTAGAAAATGCTGGTAGTGATGAGGGTGGATCTTTTGCTGCTTTTGATTCAGGAGATGTAATTGGTGTTTATGCTGATCTTGATAATGATAAAATATATTTTTCTAAAAATGGAACATTGCAAAATAGTGGAACAGGATTAAATTTAGATGTTGCAGGTAGCCCAACTTATTTTTTTGCTGTAGGAGATAACCATGGTTCTAACGCAGCTACATTTGAAGTTAATTTTGGTAATCCAGTTTCTGCTCTTTCTTCAGCAGTATCAGATGGTACTTATGGAAGTTTTGAATATTCAACAACAATAACTGGTGATAGTGCTAGTAAAACTTTTAAGGCACTTAACACAAAAAATTTAGCGGAGTTCGGATAATATGGCTTATACAACAATAGACGATCCATCAGCACACTTTCAAACAGCAATATGGAATGGAACAGGAAGTGCTTTATCTGTAGTTTTTGATGGTAATTCTGATCTTCAACCAGATATGGTTTGGGTAAAAAATAGAACTCTAGCTTCAGACCATAGATTAACTGATAGTGTTAGAGGTACAAGCGCACATTCAGTTCCAAATGGTACTGATGCAGAAGATAGTTCTTCAACAGCATTAACAGCTTTTAATAGTGATGGATTTTCCGTAGGAAATGAACAATCTTATAGTAGAAATACTGATACTCACGTTGGTTGGGGATGGAAAGAAAGTGCAGCTGCTGGGTTTGATATAGTTTCATTTACAACAAGTGGAGATGATGAAAATTTTTCTCATTCATTAGGTGTTATACCTGAACTTATTGTTTTAAAACCTAGAGCATCATCTGGAAATTGGATTGTTTGTGGAAATTTTTCTGGTACTACATTTGGTAATAAATATATGACATTGAATACAACAGACGCTTCTCAATCAGATGGAAGTTATTCAAATCCTACATCCTCACAATTTTCTACATCAAATAATATATCACCAGATAGTACTCATATGGCATATTTATTTCGGAGTGTACAAGGTTTTTCAAAAATTGGATTTTACAAAGGTAATGGACAAGCAAGTAACGGTCCATTTGTTTACCTAGGCTTCCGACCAGCATTCGTACTTACTAAACAAATAGATGGTGCTGATGATTGGAGAATATTTGATAACAAAAGAAGCTCAAGTGGTTCTAATCCTGTTGATAAGCATATTTATCCGTATTCTAATGGTGCTGAAGCATCAAGCTCAACAAGTAGTGTACCTGACGGTTTTGATTTTTTATCAAATGGTTTTAAAGTACGTCAAGCATCTGGCGGTATAAATGCAAATAATAAATCATTTTTATACATGGCATTTGCAGAATCACCTATCGTAAATTCCAATGGTATACCTAATAACGCTAGATAAAATTTGACTAAAAGACTTATAAATAGTATTATAAATATAAAGAAACAACAATTTAGAGAGATCAATTAATGGCATATATAGGGGCAAGACCTGTAAACGGATTCTTTAGTAAACAAGACATATCTACTGACGGTAGTACGACTACTTTTGCGTTAGATTTTACTGTTTCAAGCACATCATCTATCATAGTAAGTGTTGGTGGTGTAATTCAAGAACCCGACACGGCTTACACATTATCAGGTGGTAACACAAGTATAGTATTTTCAGAAGCTCCTTCTGCTACTGCTGATACCTATATACATTATCTAGGAAGTGCTATTGTACAAACTATTACAGACCTAAACGGTACTGAATTGATATTAGATATTGACGCAGACACAACAATAACTGCCGATACGGATGACGAGATAGATATTAAAGTTGCTGGTTCTGATATAAGTACAATCAAGTCAACTGGTTATCATAATTTAGATAGTATTAAATTTATTGCTGGTACAGGTGATGATCTACAAATTTACCATGACGGAACAAATTCATATATTGCAAATGCCGTAGGTGCTTTAAAAGTTGCAACAGAAACTTCAGGTATCGCTGTCACGATAGGTCATACTACAAGTGAAGTGACCTTCGGTGATAATGTTACCGTGACAGGTAATCTAACAATCGGCGGCACAACAAATTTTGGCGACTTCAATATTACAAATGTTGGAAGTATCGCCCTAGACACGATCACAAATGATGGCACAGATATAACTTTAGATTCATCTGGAGATATTATATTAGACGCTGCTGGCAATGATATATTCTTCAAGGCAGGTGGCACAACGATAGGTGAAATCGAAAACGAATCAAACAACTTAATTATTAAATCTTCTGTTTCTGACGCCGACTTAATCCTTAGAGGTAATGATGGTGGATCAGAAATAAGTGCTTTAACTTTTGATATGTCTGCTGCTGGTAAGGCAACATTCAATGATCAAGTTGTTGTAGGAGATGGCAAGTTAGTTCTTAACGCAACAGCAATTACAGCCACTGGCGCTGAAATTAATCTAATTGATGGCGGTGCAACTGTTGGTACAACTGCTGTAGCAAGTGGTGATGGTGTTATTACAAATGATGGTGGTACAATGAGGGTGACTAACATAGACACCTTCGATACTTATCTTTCTGCCACTACAAAAACATTAACAAACAAAACTTTAACTACACCTGTAATCGCAACAATATCATCATCTTCAAATGATATGACACTTGACGCTGGTGCAGATATTATTTTAGACGCCGATGGTGCTGACATACTACTTAAAGATGGCGGTACTCATATCGGTAACGTAAATTTAACTTCAAGTAATCTTACAGTTAAATCTATTGTCGGTGATAAAGATATAATCTTTCAAGGGGTTGATGATAGTTCTAATATTACTGCATTAACTTTAGATATGTCAGACGCTGGTACTGCCGTATTTAATCACGATATTAAAATTGCTGATGACGGTCAGATAGGTTCTGCTTCAGCAGCGGATGCTATGATAATTTCTTCTGGTGGTATCGTAACATTTAAAGATGACATTTTAATTAAAGATGGTGGTACAATTGGTACTGCTTCAGACGCTGACTCTATAACTATTGCTTCAAATGGTGCCGTGACATTAACACAAGCACTTGCTGGTACTTCAGCAGACTTTGATGGTGGTGTAACAGTAGATAATATTACAATCGATGGCACGGAGATAGATTTATCAAGTGGTGATTTAACTATTGACGTTGCAGGTGATCTAGTTTTAGACGCTGGTGGAGGAGATTTCAAATTTGGAGTTGGTGGAACAGAAATTTTAAGAATAACTAACTCATCAAGTGATGTAATTATCAAACCAACTGTCGATACTAAAGACATTATATTTCAACAATTTGATGGCACAGAAGTTGCGAGAGTTGAAGACAACGGTACTTTCAATGTGGCGACTGCAAAATTAGCAATCAATGGTACTGCAATTACTTCAACTGCTGCTGAATTAAATCATGTGGACGGAGTGACTAGTGCAGTTCAAACACAACTTGACGCTAAGGCTTCAACTGGAAAAGCAATTGCGATGGCAATCGTTTTTGGATAAATAATAAAAAAGGAAAATAAACAATGGCAACACCAAATATCGTAAACGTAGCAACGATCAACGCTAAAAATGCAACAGCACTTTTAGATGGTACAAGTAGAACAACTGCGGTTGACGTACCAGCTGAAAAGATTGCAAAGATTAATACAATTCTTGTAGCAAACGTTGACGGGTCAAACGCTGCTGATATAACAATTGAGGTTAGTGTGGATAATGGATCTAACTTTGTCAAAATTGCAAATACTATATCAGTTCCAGCAGACGCAACATTAAGTTTTTTAGAGAATCCAATCTATTTAGATGAAACAGACTTATTGTATTTCACAGCTTCTGCTGCTAATGATTTGACCTATTTCGTTTCTTACGAAGAAATTACAGATTAATAACAGATAGGGAGAATTTAATCAGCTATGGCAAATGGCGGACTTATAGGACCTGTAAAAGTAATAGGCACGTCAACAACTACGACTACCTCATTTACATCTTCAGGAACTTTTCAAAAGAAAAATTGTACTTCAACCACAGAGGTTATGGTTGTTGCTGGTGGAGGCGGTGGTGCCGCTGGACACAGCAATAGAGGCGCTGGTGGTGGAGGTGGTGCAGGTGGTTATAGGACCTCTACGGCAAGTCTTCCTGGTGATGTCACAACGATAACAATTGGTGGTGGTGGTGCTGGTGCTTGTCATGGCGCTGCTGGAGGTGGAGGTGCAAATGGTAGTGATTCAAGTATAGGATGTTTTATGAAATCCACTGGTGGTGGAGCTGCTTTTGGTGGTTCACCTAACCCATTACAAAGGGCAAAGGATGGTGGTTCAGGTGGTGGAGGAGATTATGGTTCTGCTGCTTCATGTAATACTAGTGATGATGGTATATTCGGTTTAGGAAATTTAGGTGGTGCAAGTCCATCGGAAGGTAATCCAGGTGGAAGAGGACACCCTGGTCCAACTTGTTCAGTATTAGTTTATCCTGCAGGTGGCGGAGGTGGTGCTAGCGCTGCTGGTGCTCAAGTCACAAATGGATCAGCGGGTGGCGCTGGTGGGGCAGGAACAGCAAATGATATTACAGGAAGTTCAGTAACGTATGCAGGTGGTGGTGGAGGTGGTAACGCCAGAAACCCTAACGATACTCACCCTGCAGCCGATCCTGCTAAACCTGGAGGTGCAGGTGGAAGTGGTGGCGGAGGTGCAGGTGCTGGTGGAGGTGTTGCTTGCGCTGTTGTTGGAACTGCAAATACTGGTGGTGGAGGCGGCGGTGGTGCTGCTGGTAATGTAAATCACCCTCAATCAACAAGTAAAGCAGGTGGTTCAGGTATAGTAGTAATCAAAGAAACAACTCCCAAATGTGCTTCAGGTAGATGGAGTGTAAACGATATTTACGATAATGTATCTAATGATGATTGGATAAAAAGAAGAATCTCAACAGTAGATTATATGGTAGTCGCTGGTGGTGGTGGCGGTGGTTGTTTTGGTGGCGGTGGAGGTGCTGGAGGTTATCGTGCTTCTACTTTTGGTCCAAGTCCATTAAGAGGATCGGCAATATCATCATTAAGATTTGGTTCTTATGCAGTCACAGTCGGCGCTGGTGGTGCTGGAAGTGACCAACCTCAAGTTGTTGGATCTTCAGGATCAGTTTCAACTTTCTCAACAATAACATCTGCTGGTGGTGGAGGTGGTGGATCAAATAGAGGTCCAGGTACGGCACCCCCTGCCGCTCCATTTGCAGGTGCTGCTGGTGCGAGTGGAGGTGGTGGTGCTTCTGCAGGAGATTGTACAGGTGCAGGAGGAGCTGGAAATACACCTCCGACAAGTCCAGCACAAGGTAATGCTGGTGGTAATTCTATTAATGACGCTGGAGGTGGTGGTGGAGGTGCCACAGCTGCTGGTGCAAACGCTTCGGGATCAAACGCAGGAGCTGGTGGTGCAGGAGCACCTAATAATATTTTAGTTCAAACAAGTGCTACTTCATACGCTGGTGGTGGTGGCGGTGGTGGTAGAGCTGACAATGGAAAATGTGCAGGAGCTGGTGGTGCAGGAGGTGGTGGTGCTGGATCTCCAAACGGAAGTGGTGTTGCAGGAACAGCAAATACTGGTGGTGGCGGTGGTGGTGGATCTGGATGTAATCCTTATTGTGGTGGTAATGGTGGTTCAGGTATCGTTATTGCAAGTGTGACAACTGGCGGTGATTCTTATGTGGATACATCAAGTATACCAAATGCACCTACAACTACTCCAGACGGATTTACATATATCGCAGAATTCAAAGCCTCAGGAACATTAAATTTAAAAGATAACGGATGTGGAACAGCATTTGATTACTTGGTAGTTGCTGGTGGTGGTGCAGGAGGAGTATCAACAGGTGCTGGTGGAGGTGGTGCTGGTGGATATAGAACATCATTCCCAGGTGGTAAAAAAGTAGTATTAAGTCCAGGAACCAATCCAGTCACAATAGGTGCTGGAGGTGCTGGTGGATCTCCAAGTTCTGCTAGTACTAATGGTGGTGATACAAAAATAGGCGCCATATTCAGTAATGGTGGAGGTAATGGTGGGTGGCAAAACTGTACACCTGCGAAAAATGGTTCACCAGGAGGATCTGGTGGTGGAGCAAGATATAACTGTGGCGCTTCAGGAGGTGCAGGTAATGTTCAACCTACAAATCCAAGTCAAGGTAACGCTGGTGGAGCTGGAAGTGGAGTAGGTTATACTGGTGCTGGAGGTGGCGGAGCTGCTCAGGTAGGAGTTGTTGGAGGACCAGCACCTGCAGGTGGTGGTGATGGTGGAAGAGGTATAGCAAATTCAATTCCAGGTTCAGTATTAAATGTTGCAGGTGGTGGCGGTGGCGCAGGACAACCAGGATCAGGAGGTTCTGGAACATTTGGTGGTGGAGATGGTGGCTCTGGACCAAGTAATGATGAAAACGCATCCGCAGGATCAGCCCAAACTGGTGGTGGCGGTGGAGGTGGTGATTATAACGGCACAGGATCAAATAGTAATGGTGGTTCAGGAATAGTCGTATTGAGATTGCCGACTGCCAATAAACCTGGTAACTTTGCAGTTGCCCCTGGTACAAATACAGTCGCAACTACAGGAGATTGTACAGTAGCAACGTTTAGTGTATCTGGAACGATAACATTATAGACTTATAAATAGTATAATAACAATAAGAAAAGGAAAATAACAATGGCACATTTTGCAGAATTAGAATCAAAAACTGACCCAACAGGTTTTACTTCTGATACACATTTAGTTGTGAAAAGAGTAGTAGTAGTTGGAAATGATTGTGTACCTTCAGATGAACACGCTGATGGTGAAACATGGTGTGTTAATTTCTTTGGTGGCGGAACATGGAAACAAACATCATATAATCATAACTTTAGAAAACAATATGCTGGTATAGGCATGGTCTATAATGCATCCAAAAATAAATTTTTAGTACAACAACCTTATGCCTCATGGGCATTAGATGGTAGCGATGATTGGAAAGCACCGATCACTTATCCATCAACTACGTCAGGAAGTGGTTTCATTTACATGATTACATGGAACGAAACAAAATATCAAGCTGACAACAATACAGGTTGGGAAGCAACTAAATCAAATGATGACGCAGAAACTCCAACTGTTTATAATTGGAACGGTTCAGCTTGGGCTTCTGCATAGGAGACCTTAAATGGCAAGACTTAACGGCGGTATCATTGGTAAGAAGAACGTAACTTCTTATAGTAAATGCAAGCAAACTGCCCTAACATCTACAGCAAATCATACAACTCAACCAGGAACAAGATTTGTTAAAACTCTTGTAGTAGCAGGTGGTGGTGGAGGTGGATCAGGTCCTACTCCAGCAGACGCAGGTTTTTCTGGTGGTGGAGCTGGTGGTTTAAGAAATATAAATGCAAGTGTTGGTCTAATACCAGTTTGTGGTAACACAGCTTATCCAATCACAGTAGGTGCTGGTGGAGCTGCAGGATCAGCATGGCCTGCTGGTGGTGGTGCAACTGGTTCAAATTCAGTAGCAGGTTTTTCAACAAATCCAATCACATCTAATGGTGGTGGAGGAGGTGGAGGAAGAACAAATCCAGGTAATGTCGCAAACACAAAAGGTAAAGATGGTGGATCAGGCGGCGGTGCTTCAACTTATTGTACAAGTCCAAGTGGAGGTGGGTGTGGTAACACTCCTCCAGTAAGTCCTCCTCAAGGAAATAATGGAGGAACAGCTACTTGTGCCAGAGGTGGTGCAGGAGGTGGTGGACATAGTGCTGTCGGAGGCAATGGTGGTTCTAACGCTGGTGGTGATGGTGGTGCAGGAACAGATGTAAGTCCAGATTATCCACTTGCGCCTGCAACTACATATGCTGGAGGTGGCGGCGGTGGAGCAAGAAATGGAGGTCCACCAGCTGGAACAATAGGAGCAGGTGGCGCAGGTGGTGGTGGTGCTGGGTCAAAAACTCCAAGCACAGCGACAGCAGGAACAACCAATACTGGTGGCGGCGGTGGTGGCGGCGGAACTTGTGGTGCTGGTGGTGGATCAGGTGGTGCAGGTGGCTCTGGAATTGTAATCGTAAGAGAATTAAATAAAGCAAGTGGTGTATGGAATTTAAGAAGTCAATTTAGTGCAATTAAACAAGGACTGTGGCCTGATACTACAAAATTTTTAAATACTAGTTTAGATTATTTAATAGTTGCTGGCGGAGGTGGCGGAGGAGCTATTTATGGTGGTGGAGGTGGTGCTGGTGGTTATAGAGCTACTGGTTATGGACCTTCTCCTTTAAGAGGAACAGCAATATCTGATTTAACAACAGGAAGTTATACAATTACCGTTGGCGCTGGTGGACCAACTGGTGGTAGTAATTCAAGTTTTAATTGTATAACATCAGCGGGTGGGGGTTATGGTAGGACAAACAGCCCTGGTACTGATGGTGGTTCTGGTGGTGGTGGAAGTACTAATTCTGGGCCTTGTGCTGGTTCAGGAAACACTCCTCCAACTGATCCTCCTCAAGGAAATAATGGTGGAACTGGTGGTGGTCCAAACACACAATCTGCTGGTGGAGGTGGTGGAGCTACTGCAGTTGGAGGTAGTTTTAACCCTCCTGGACCTAGTGGAGGTGGAGCAGGAGCACCAAATACAATTTTAGGTCCTGACACATCATATGCTGGAGGTGGGGCTGGTTCCGTATCTAATTGTGGTCCTTCTGATGGTTTTTCTGGAGGAGCTGGTGGAGGTGGAGATAGTAACAAAGCAGCTATTGGATGTGCTGGAGCAGCAAACACTGGCGGTGGTGGAGGCGGTGGATCTATTGCACCAGGTAACCAATTTTTTGGTGGAGCAGCAGGTGGTTCAGGTATTGTAGTCGTTAGAGGACCAAGTGCTGTTGCATTTGCTGGTAGTCCTTGTTGTGCCTTTACAGCTTCAACTCATCCAGGCGGAGATAAAATTGCTAAATTTACTGCTTCTGGTACATTAACTGTATCATTAGCGTAGTAATACGCTTTACAAAGTATTATAAATATGATATAATACACAATGATAATAAAAGAAAGTGATCTAAAATGAATTTAACAAACTATTATTGGTACTTTAAATCAGCAATCCCAGAACGTATCTGTGATGATATTGTAAAATATGGTCATCAACTTCAAGATCAAATGGCTGTGACTGGTGGTTATGGTCAAGGTAAAAATTTATCTAAAAAACAAACAAAAGATTTAAAAAAGAAAAGAAATTCTGATATTGTTTG